CCAGTTTTATGGCAGTGATCCAGGTGCAATCGTTGATTACATTCCGTTTCTGGAATACCGCAAACAAAGCATTTACCTGTAAATGCAGATTTAATTTCCTCTACTGTAGCTATGCAAGCGGCATAGCTGGTAAGCGAAAACTGACTCTCTTCTTTGGTCTCCCCGCATTTGGTACACGTTTTCATTTATAACCCCTTGCCTGTATGGCAGATACAAGGCTATTCCAATCCAGAGGCACCGGATTTGTAATTCCATAGCGATTTTTCGCTATAAGCTGCCCTGTCTCTTGAAGCACAAGGGTGCGTTGACCGGCCTGCATACAGGCAGCACCAATAAAATCTGACCATTCTATAATTGCATTAGATACTACCTTGTGCAATTGCGGCATGGACCGCTCAAACGTAGCTCCATCTTGCGTCGTTAGTTCCCGGCGTTCTGTGTGTGCCAGTAATACTATGGCCACACCCGCCACGGTCAGCTTGTCGAGTGTAGGCAGAAGATACTGATATACGTAATTTTTCAATACTGCTTGTCCGTTCCCGTATCCCTTGTGCGAAAGATTTAATGTCTCGTTCATTCCCTTGACTGACCCATCGGTCCCGGCAACATGCTCTTCAATGCGCCGTAACATCCAATCTACCGTGTCAACTACGATAGCTTGCGGCTTGTCTTGTACGGACAAGATGCTACTAAGGCAGCTTTCTATCTTTGGCCAGCTATCCAGGTACGGAGTGTGCAGTACATCAAGCCCTTGCGGTATTCCGTTCTCGGTGTCTACGACAACCCCGCCAGTTGACGCCCCGAAGGTAGTCTTGCCGACACCGGGAGGACCATACACAATTCCCTTAGGTGCCCTTGTGGCTGTTTCCCTTGTGATACTCGACAGATCAAAGCTCATAATCATCCTCTTCTTCTATGTAGGAATCATCATCATCATCTTCCTCTTCTAGCCAGGAATCATCATCGTCATACCACTCGTCACTGCTATCGTCATACCACTCGTCACTGCTATCGTAGTACATCTTAGTTATCCTTTCGTTACAAGAGCATAAACCCCACAGGCGTACCCAGCCGCGTTGGGTTCTTCCGCAATTTTTCTGATTAGCCCTTCTGTCTCAAGTCGCTTGCGTGCCTCACGAACAGTAGAATCTGGGCGACCGCTAATTCTGTAGCAAAGCTCATAATCTGTAAGGCCCGCGTCGCCAGCTCTCTCATACTGAACAATAATTTCTTCTTTAAGTGTCATTACCGTATCTCCACTGAACAAGTGACGTATTGGTTATTGTCTTGGCTGAATACTAGCTCATCCACAATATCCCTAATGGCATTGTGCAAGCTAGTGTGGGGGGCTTTCTGACTAAGTAGCTCCCCTGCCGTACCTAGCTGGTATTCTTCGCCATTTACGATTAGTACTACCTCTTGGTCCATGATTGCTTTCCTTGTGAATCTTTTCCTGATTATGGTATTTTACCCAACACTTTTTTATTTGTCAAGCCGCAATCTACATATTTTTCAGAAAATAACGAGTCTCTAATACTCGTGCCTGATTAAAATGCCCGAGTAGCTTGGGGGCATCTTTGGGAAACTTCAAACGCAAGATTATTCTGCGCCCCATTGACAGAGACATTCTTTCAGCTTGTGTTATATTCTCCCATGCTCTGACGGGTGGGTCTATCCATCCGTGTCGCATGTACTTTTGCAACTTTGTATATGTGGTTACATGCCATACTACCATATCTACTCCCTATCCTTTTCTCGTTTAATTATTCTGCGAATAGTTCTTTCGTTCCAAGGTTTTCCGCGAATTGTGCAGAAGTTAGCATTCAAGCTATCCGCTATCTCCTTTGCTGAAAACCCGCGATTGCCCCTAACCAGTATCTCAGCAATAACGGATTGCTCATACGTATGACATGCCAACTTCCCTTGTTTATCTCGGCTGTATCCTATTGGGCATTTTCCTAGATAGACTCCCCTGTCTTTCTTGCGTGCTAGCCCTGCCTTGGTTTTCTTGCGAATAACCGTTCTTTGGTATTGGGCAAAGGCTGCAAAGATGTTAGCTATTAGCTCCCCTTCTGCTGTTATGGTAGGCGGGGTTCCGTCCGCAAACTCGATTCGTGCCCCTGCCTCACGTACCCTTTGCTGGATTGTCAAGTAGACAAGCATATCCCTTGCTAGTCGATCAGAAGTATCGACCACCAGAACCATGCCGGGTTTTAATGCTGCAATTGCGGCTTGCAGCCCTTTGCGGTCCAGTGTTCCGCCCGACACGTTCTTATCTTCTTTTACGTCTACTACATTGTAATCGTGTACTAGGCAATGTGCCCGACACCTTTCCTCTTGCCTATCATTGCTAGTTGACGTTTCATGGTCTGGCCTAGGGCTAAACCGGCAATAGATTATTGCATTAGTCATTTTTAATTACCTCCAAAACTTCAAACCACTGGCAACGATACTTGCTACCTGCCTTGTGAATAGCTTCCGGCACCGCCTACTAGCCTAGTAGGCGGAAACGGTACTATGTGCAAATAGTTTCCGGCACAGACTCAGGAGAATCAGAATCTAACGACTATGTTATATGACCCCTCGCCCTTTGCAGCCTTAGTAGCATTGCCGTATATGAGACACTCGCAACCCCTAGCATTTAGCTTGTTTATTGCCGATACTGGAAGCGGGGGCACTTCTGCTACTCGCTGAAAAGGAAAATCGTCAATAAACTGGATATTCACCTCTGGGTAATAGTGCTCCAAAATTGCGGCGGTTCCCGACCGGTTGCAATTCAAGTAATCTGCCTTGTCAACCATCTCGAATACTTCTTTAGCTAACATGATATTTGTTCCTTATTTTTCAAAACAACATTACCAATATGCAAACAGCCTACAGTAGGCAACCTGCATTCTCGTACACCATCGTACAATCGCTCTACTACAACGTCATAACCCCAATTATCCAAGACTATCCAGTAGTCCCCGTCCATTTCTATGATACTTCCCTTGTCGCAACAGTACAAATTAGTATCGTAGACTTTGCTATACTCCCCCACATGACAACATAGGTCTGATATTTGCGACATTGACGGGCCGTACTGGGCTAGCAATAACCATGGAAACCTCTTTGCCATTTTACTGTTCCTTTGATTTTAATCCGCAAGCTACGGAAAATCTACTTGGATCGAATCTCACGTTAGCCAATGCAATATTAGCAATTAGATTCGATACTAATTCTACTCTAATCTTCCTTGACATATCTGTCAAGCGGGTTGCTTCTGCAATCAATTCATAATCTTTTTTGGTCATGGTCCGATTAGCTCCATTGTAATGTCGCAGTGTTCGACGTAGACGCATTCCTGTTTCAAACCGATAGCTATATCCTTAGCTACATTTCCAATGTCATACAGCCCCCCTTGTTCACAACAAACTGAGTAGGCTATCATGTTATCACTGGCGATAGTGCCGTCGGCCATTTTGTATTTGCCGGAACATTCTGAGACGGTCACCCCGTCAAACTTATTCACAAACCACCTTGCTACATCATCGTGATATCTTTGCTCGACTGGTTTGCTATCGTTGTAGTTTTTCGGCACAAGCATAGTTACTTTAATCATCCTCATCGCCCTCCCATTCCATATCGCAATCGCAAAGTGGACAAACTGGACTACCTAGCAGAGCTAGGTTCCTGTATTCCCATATTGTCTCATCTTCGCAGTTTGGACATTTCCATACAATGTTTTCTATCATTTCCTTTACTACTTTACCCACGGCAATATCCTCCGTCTATTAGCTGTTTAGCCATTCTACCATAACACCCTTGTAGCTTCCATGCTAACTTGCTATCAATTAACTCTTGGAATAGGGCGATAGTATCATCGTCGGATAGCTCACCCTCTTCCCATGCCATCATTTTAGATAGTTGGTCCATTTTACTCTTCCCTTCCGTTTGTTTTTTTGTGAGGTCGAAAAAAGAACATAGTTGCTTACTCTGGTTGTTTAACCCATACTGAAAACTCACAATCAAACTGGTTTACATCATCCATAACAAAAATAAAATCGGTAATTCCCTTTGCCCGCAATTCTTTCACAATTTTTTTAGGGTTGGCATTTTGCCCCTGATACCATCCTACCTCATACCCACAATCATACATCACGTATCCGTATTCGTCAAGCGGAATATCAAACGTCAAGCATTTTTCTGGATTGCCGGATAACTCCTCTAGGTAGTCTACGGGGTTAGACTTGATGCAATCGTGGCAAATAATTATACAATCGCCTATGGTTGCATAAGATGGCTGCCATGAATAGCTATCCGGCTCGGCGCGAATAGCTTTTCCACAATCTTCGCATACTGACCATTCGTCTTCCCATTCTATCTCATAGCCTAGTTTCTCAAGTAGCTTAGCAATACGGGGCATTATATTGTTTACAGTGATATGCTTTTCCCCATCCCACCGAGTTTCACTATTCCAGTTGCCCAACACAACAGGCTTGTCATCGTATCCGGGTTCGCAACAACCGTCTACCAGTTGGATGTAATGCCCAAACCGTTCTGCATAGTCAAGTAGCTTTTCTACTCTGGATCGGGTTCCGGTTTTCGGGTTGTCGAATAATTCGGTTTGCATTGTTAGTTTCCTCCTGTTATTTTAGTAATTCCTTGCTATCATTCTGTAAAGTTACGTCAGTTTGTGGAAAGACTTCGTCGGGTTCTGGGTATATCTTACACTTTGGGCAGTAGTAATTATTGCTGCAACTCCCGTAATGTTCAATTTCCCTTCCACATTGCGGACAGGCCGCTGGCTGATGGTTGGTGTTATCGTATGCCATTTTAGTAGTTCCTTGCTATCATTTTGTTTTCGAGAATATCTACACAGTAGCAACTAACTGGGCAATCCTTACAGAAACTTATTGCCGCCCACTCGTCCCTGAAGCTTGCAATATCTTGTCTAATCCAGTTTTGACCATCAATGTTTTCAGCAGATATTATTCTGTATCTCATTGCTATTTCCCCCTTCTCTCGGTGTTCCAGTATATTTTCTCGTGCTGGCGGCAAGCCCACACAAGCATGTTATGGGCGTCTGTTGTCCAGTATAGTAGCTTTCGAGTGCCGTCAAGCAATGTCCATGCCTCATAGTAGCCGTCGGCGTAATCAATGTAAGTTGTTGGTTTCATGGCGCTATCTCTCAGTATCCAATTCAATCTGTGTTCGAACGTAGTTGAGTTGTTCGAGTATGCGAACTAGTGCATCATACGCAACGCCGTCGGCCTGAATATCAATAATAAGGTCAATCGCCTTGTTTATTCGCGTTATCTCTCTTCGTGCTATTCTTTTTGTGAGCAACATAGTTTGTTCCCTTTCTACTTGAATACTACCACACAATTGCAGTTTGTCAAACCACGTATAGCAATTGTAGTGATTAGTTCTAGTTTGTCAATCGAATGATGCAAGTATTTTGGGCTAGTGGTTGGGTTATTCAGGCAAAATACCTTAGTAGTGGGGATAATCTGCAATAGGCCACAATCAATCATAGTGAGAATACCACCTATTTGTGGTATAACTTGTCTTTCCAATAAACTCTACATCGCAATAGAATAGTTGTCAAACGAAAATCTTGGACGGGCAGTAATCGCGGGGGCGAGAGCGTAGCTTGCATTCTAATAGTGTGCTGATAGGTAGGTGTCAGATTATCAGTTAGCTCCTAACTACGCAACAGCGATGAAGCTAGGGCTTCATTAGAATAAGACTATTCGGAGTATTCATTATATTTAGATAGAATATCCCTACAATAGGCTACTATATCCACCACCCTTTGCGAGGGAGGTTGAAACTTCATGCACAATTCCAGATTGGCAGGAGAATTGTCATTCTTGATACCATTTTTGTGGTGAACAATTTCCCGGGTGTCAAGCGGTCTGCCTAGTATCTGTTCCATGACTAGCCGGTGTTCGGCATACCAGTATGGATATACATGCTTTGTGTGCTTGGGGCGATAGTGTACATTCCCGTACATATCTTCCCACCTACCCTCAACAGGAGATACTTTAACGTCCTGATAGCCATCTTTTAACTTGCATCTTACATGGCATAGTTCCCACAGAGTTTCCCCTATCCCATTATTAAGGCATTCTTGGCAATAGTATGGTTTTAGTATATTGCGGCACCTAGGAGAAAGGGCTAGCTTACCGCAACCTTTGCAATAGCGTTTTCTTTGTTCCATGTATCTTATTATAACAACAAACAGGGTAATTTACCAGGTATTAAAGTACCAAAATACACTATCCGTGCTGTTACAAGCGAAGCTAGGGCCATCGGGATTATAACGATTAGGTAGCATGGATAGGCTAGGTAGACTATTATACTACTATAGAGGTATAAGCTAGGATATTGGCCATGTCACAGTAGCTATGGTGCGATTGTCACAGGTAAGCGTAGGCAATCAGGGTACACAGTCTCTACTGTGTACTGTGGTAGTGTTACCGTAATATGTGGTATACCCAGCTACCATGCTACTACATGTAGTGTAGCATAACACAAGTGTAGTCATACTGAATACAGTGTGGTCTTAAACCTGTGTCATCAATATGACTACACTCGCATACCACCTATGGTGTAGTGAGGTAGATAGCATGGACATAGACGAGTCGTCATTGACCGCATGTAAGCGTATACAGCGTAAGTACTTGCGTTTTTTATAGGGGGGGGGCCCTAAGCCTAAAAAGTCGAATCCTGAAAGGTGCGGTGGCCCCTCATAGTATGTATATAAGAACCGCTACCCAAAATCATCAAAAATATGATGACAATCTATACCCCACTAATGGACTCTACGTACTTATAGGGGTAGGGTTACTATAGGGGGTTTGATAGTAGCTAATAATGAGTTGTCCCCATGTACCCATGTCCCCAAAGAGGCCCTTATGTCTATGTGACACATACCTTTTACCCCACAATATGTAAAGAACAAACAAGGAACGCTAAGAGTCTACAGGGGACAAAAATAGTGATAAGGTAAGAAGAGAGAGATATAATAGAGAGAGAGTATACTCTTAGTACCTATAGACTTACATCCATATATACCGGGGGGTTCGTAGGCACCATACCTAGATTGTATCTGACCTCGAATGGGTACAGGTGGGTACACATGTCACTAAAGCCTCGGAGAGGTTATGGGGACGTTATTAGTAGGGTAGCCTAGTAAAGACTAGCTACATAACACCATTCGCAAGAGGAGGTAGACTCTGGGTACAACATTCTGGGTACGCTCAAATTTACTGGGTACGTTTTGTATGTACCGTCTAAAACACAGGTATCCCCTCTTTTGGGAACGTCTATAAGAAAAGCAAGACATTTTTTCGTACATTTACGGCCCCTATTTCATCTGATTCTACGGCTGGTCAGCCATACCTCTGAGTGGTGCTTTTTTCTAACAAAAGCTGGCCTCGCACGCACACGAGAATTTTGTTTGACATCTATTTGCTAGCATGATATAATACAATTATTCAAGTTTGTGGTTATTACATCAGGAGGTATCACATGAGATGCGTGATCGAGGGATGCGACCGCAAAGCCGTTACTCGCGGGCTGTGTGAGTCGTGCTACCATACCGCCCTTCGGATGGTTTCAGCAGGCGAAACAAACTGGACAGCACTTGAGCAGGCTGGGCTGTGTGGTCCAATGATGCGAACACCTAATGCATTTGCAGCAGCTTATGCCAAGCTGCCGCCAGCAGGCAAAGACTTGCCTGGGCAGACCAGGATGTTCGAGGAGGAGCCTACAAATGGATGATTTTCTTATTAGTGCTTTAGATAAGCTAGTAACCGGAGCAGTCCAAGGTACAGCCTTGACAGCGGACGAATGCAAGGCACTTATGAAGCAATATGTCCTGCGGCTATTTCTTGCTAGGGTTGAAAAAATCCCAATGGCTGATAACCAAAAGGAGTTGATTGCTGGAATCAAAAAGAAATACGAGAGCTTGTCGAGTCAAAAATACGGCATGAGCCAAGAAGAAAAGGAGCAGAGTCGCCTGCTAAGGATGATTCGCAATGCAGGTACAGCCGGATTATCAGAGGCACGCATTAAACGCTGGTACGATAAGAAAGATATCAGGGTAGGAGTGTTTAATAGACTCCGTGAACCCACATCTGGTAAAATTAAGCAGATCGTTGATCCTTTGGGACGATCCAGATTCTATACTCCTGAAACGTGGAAGGAGGCCCAGCATGGCGTGCTTAACACCTGAATGTAATGAAGAGAAAATTTTTTCTC